TCCAGTCTAAGACAGCATTTATAGCTACATAGATCGCCGAGTCATCGGATAACGATTTTATATAAAACGGTGTCACGTCGACACCGCTGTAATAATCGCCACCACAACTCTCGCGAAAAGACCCACTGACATAGGATTTATCATGGTTAATTATAAATCCTGCACTTTGGAGGACGGTGAATAATGTATCTGACTGTGATGTCGGACAAATTATATCATCACCGTATACGCCAATGTTAAGGTAGTCCACATAAGATTTACCATTGTGGAAAACCCTTGCATTAGCATAAACCAACGCGAGCAATATTAATGTCATCATAGGAAATGTAAAACCATTACCCATAGTAGACATCATATTGAGCTCGTGCCATTCCTTTCCTATCCTTATCTCAGGGCTTCGCAGCCCGGTAAGTAGGAAATACCATTCGGTTGGGAATAGAGTGCGAACAAGGGCGGTAGTGATACAATCACTAGCATTTTTCAAATCAATAGTACAAAGAGTACCATTAACGGAACCGTAGTAAGCAAGGAGCTTATTATAGTTCTGCTGAGTGGAGATATCAAGACCAGCAAAACACAAAGCACGTTCGAGATATATGCCGGCAGCAAGCTGCCCACACATATTCCCAAGTGGCTCTGTGCCAATTGTTCTATCAGTTTCTTCATTTTTACGAACTGTTCCAAGACGACTACCTCTAACCGTTTTCAGCCCAACAACCCCTTTACGAGCATCAAAGCTCTGGAGTGATGGAGAAAGGGAACGGATTTTAGATATAAAAGGTAGTGCTCTTCTCGTACATGTCCACTTCTGCCTTATCTTGGCTACGGGGTGACTTCCATATATTTTGAAGGAAGCACCCGGTCCAAATTTCCACAAATCGAAAAAATGTGGAAGTGATAAGGGCTCCTGTATCATACGACTATCCTGAGAACGAGTATAATTCTCAAGTGTCTTACGAATGAAGTGCCTAGCCTCAGTCTTAATGTCATCATGTAAGTTCAGTGTAACGGACTTACGTGACTCATTAAATGAAGCAAAAGCATTCATGGTTTTACAGGTTAGATCGACTGATTCATACGCCATCTTTTTACGATGGCGCGATAAAAGTCGATCACATGCAAACTGCGTAAAAACAGTGTTGCATGTAGTGGCGTTACCGCCGAGGTCTTGGATTAGAGCTTTAGAAAAAGAGCTCAAGCGAACATCAGGTTCTAAGACAACAACTCCTAGGGTTAATGACCCATAGAAAAGAAAGAATGAGGACTAAAGGAGACCAGAAAGTATAGTATCGCC